TGCTGCCTCTCCTGCGCCCGATAATAATGCTGCGCCTACTGTATCAGCAGCTACGCCTTCTCCTGCAAGAGTTGCAAGTCCTGTTTCTGTTGCTCCAGTAAATGCTGCTTCGCCTAATAATGGAGATGCTGCTCCACCTGATGCAACTGTGGCAAGTATTGCTGCTGGCAAAATATAACCACCAGGTATTTGTTCGTTAACAAACTTATCGCTTTCTGCCAAAACATTGCCTGCACCTTTAACTAAATCTTCTGCACCGCCTAGGATGCCACCGCCACCACCAGATGTGCCTAATACATCAGAAATGGGATCTGTAATAGCAGAAACTGGGTTTGATGAACTATCACACATACTAATCCTTTAAGTGTTTGACTGTATTAAAGCCAACAGTTTTATAACCTAGTCTCTCATAAAACTGTCTGGTTTTATCCATCTCTACTGCTGTTGTCTGTCCTAAATATAATTCATCTACATTCATTTCATTAGCCCAATTTTCTAGTGATTTTACTAGTTTAAGTGCTGCTCTACTACCTCGATATTCAGGTAATACAAAGAACCCTAGATCGCTTGCTTTTTTGCGATTGCTAAAAAAATACTCGTGTGCAAATCCTGATATAAACCCAACAATTCTGTTGTGTTCTATTGCGATAAAGCCTACTGCATTAGGGTTCTTAAATAACTGTAGAATTTTGTGCTTCTCAGGTGTTGCGTAAGAAAACTCTGCCTCGGCTACCATTTTGGTAACCAGTTCAAAAAACTCCTCTAAACGATGTAGACTAAGTTTTTCTATTATCAGAAGAAACCGCCTCCTAGTAATCCACCGAGTCCTGCACCGCCTAATGCACCATAAGTGCCACCGATTTGAGGAAACGCTTGACCTAATGCGTAACCGCCTAGACCGCCTGCAATAGCACCTCCAAGAACTCCTGCACCACGATTCTGATAGGTAGGTGCATTTTGTGTAGTCGTTCCAAATTGTCCTAATGGAGTGCCATAGACCGATGACAAATACCCTTGTAATTGCTGATAGGGTAACTGTTGTCCGAACTGGTAACGAGCCAATTGCTCTTGTAGAGGCTGTGCTGCGATAGCCTCTTGTTGTGCGCCAACTTGACCCAATGCTTGAGAAGGTAGGAATTGCTGACCATAGAACTGAGCAGCTTGACCAGCCAACTGAGCTTGTTGCAACTGAGCCTGTTGTTGCAGTCCTCTTTCTTGTTGGTACTGTGTTCCAGCAATATTGGATGTAATATCCCCTAGAGACCGCCCATAAGCCTCTGTAGCCGTTCCTAATGCTCTTTCCATGCTACCACTACCCAAACGACCAGACTTGCTGTAAAGGCTCGAAATGCCAGGCAATACTGATTGACTAAATTGTTGGGTTAGTGGGCGAGTAGCTGCCTCCATCATCGCTTGTTGATAAGGATTAGCATTTAAGAATCCACCACCAGCAGTTTGTCCAAGTTGACCTAAAGATGATGTATAAGCCTGTTGTGCTTGTTGTAGAACAGGAGACTGTTGACGAGCCAATGCCTCTTGTTGAGCAATAGATTCAGTAGTCGCAGCCGATGGGCTTACATAAGTCTGACCAGGAAAGAATTGTGGTTGCTGTCCTGTTAAAAATAGATTCTGCGCTTTCTCTAAACCTTGGGTAAGGTATGGGAGTAACGCTGGATCAATTTGCGAGCTAGTGGTAGTTGTTGCCATAGTTTTATCCTACGATGATGTATTTATAAGTTTTGCTTGCTGTGTTATTAGAAAAATGCGTAAGTGTTGCGCTTCCATTTGTTTGTGCGCTGACATAAACATTGTCCATTGCATTAGGAGCTACATATTGCATTGTTGCTATAACAGATGGTGTTGCTGGTCTTGTTGGGCTAGATTGTGCTGCTGTTTGTTCTAATGTAACCCCTATATTTTCTGTTCGCCATACAATTTCTACATAATCATTTACTGCAAGTTCTACAAAGTAATTTATAGCTGCAATAACATGACCAAAAATACTTGCGCTTTTTCTTGCTGGTACAGTAAAGATACTGTTTGATGCTGTAATATTAGTGCCATTTTTTCTAAACCAAATATCTACATCATGCTGTGCATTATCTGTATTTTCTAACTGTACGCTAAATTGCAAATTGTAGATACCAGCATTTCTTACATTTAAACGACTACTATTTGATAAATAAACACCATTAGAAAAATCTGTGGTGTTAAATGTTATTGGATATGCAACTGTAGTGCTTGCTGCTGTTTGGTCTGTAGAGTCTTGAAACGATCCATAAGGTGCAGTATCAGCAAAAGCAGCAGCCGAACTAGGTGCTAATAAAATTATAGAATCTATACCAATACGAGCATCTGTAATGGTTGTTGTTGTTACATTTCCTGTTGCTAAGGTTACAGAGCCTGTATTGTTGGTCTTACCATTCATAATCCCATTGACTACTTCGGCAACACCCCTTTGGTCTGATCCAAACGGAGGTAAAACTCGAAACATTATCTAGTTCCCAATTGGTTTAACTCAACATCTATACCAACTACAGAAGTCCAACTACCTGTAGGTGTTAATTGTAGACGATGATACCTTCCAACACCACGCACAGACACTCTATTTTCTGCATCTGCTGCTGTTTGTGTGCCAAATACTGTGGACTCTGTTAAAAGTCTGCGAGATAGCAAAGCTACGCTACCAGAGCCATTTTCTACAGTAGGTTTTACTAATGTAATAGATGAGGTTGTGCCTGGTGTTTCTATATCGCCTGTTTCTATGTAAGCAGTAGCATTAGCACCTGTAAAAGTAACAATCTTTGCACCATCTACACCAGCTAACTGTAACTTGCCACCTAACCAAAGTCTGCTGTCAAATGAAGTTGTAATTGTGTCTACATTCCCATAGACATCTAAACCTTCTAATGTAACCGCAGGGGTAGATGTAGATGCAATTCTATCTGCTGTAGTTGTTCCGCTAGTCCAACGCTGAGTTTGATAGTTGTAGATTAAAAGACTGTCTACAGTAGCAGAGCTAACAGAGGCATATGCCCAAATAATTAGTTTCTTTGTTGGGTCTACCGCAGCAGACATAAGGTATAAAGTACCTTCATCTACATTATCAAAAAAGAACCTGTTTACTTTTTCGTTACCAATTGGAACTACATTTTGTCCATCGCAAGCATAGAAACCATCATCGCCTAAGAAGAATGTAGTACCGCCATACTGTATAACTGAGTTTGCCTCGTAGCACCCTAAGTTTCTACTAATGTTGTCAAACTGAAACACTAAAGGGCTGCCAACATAAGACATACGATGTATAGAACGATCCATTAATATAAGACCATACTCACCGCCTGTAACACCAACTACAGAGCCTCCGTCTGGAATATCCTGATAATCTGCTTGGGTCGTTGCTGATGCTGTCCAAGAGGATTCATCTCCCAATGCTGACCATTGCACTCTATTTTGATAACTAGATTGATAGCCTGATACTACAAAGTCTCTTACTACTGTTACATATCTTGCTTCTGGTGCGTCTGCTGCAAGGTTTGCAAACAAAGAAGAACTGTTTAAGTTAAATCCCTGTAATTTATCGTAGCCATTAGCTGCAACAATGACATTACCAAACTGCGTAAATCTAAAACGCTGATCGGTAGGAGTTGTATAGTTTCCTGATTTTGATACATTGTTTAATGCTAATGTTCCAGAATCTAACTTAAATAATTTTGTAGAGCCACCAGCAAATACAGTTGTAGCTCCTGCTGATGTTTTGCCTGCAACAACATTATTAAGGTTTTCGGATGCAGAATTAGAATAATTTACTACTGTAGGCAAAGCACCATAGCCTACCATTTTAGAGTAAACATTTTCTGCTCTCCTGAGACCATTGGTAATGCTTGGTTGGTCAGGAGTCCACTCTCCGAATGTGATTCGACTTATTGCCATGTAGAAGTTCCAATATTCTTATCTGTCCAAGTGCTTGAGTCTATGCTTGTTGGTGTCCATGTTGCAGAACCAATAGTTTCTAATGTCCATGTACCTGTACCGCCAGTTGCTAAAGTATAGGTTGCTGAACCAATGTTTTCTTCTGTCCACTCATCACCTAATACATTGCCACTTGCTACTACTGTTCCATTTGCTACGATAACACCGCTTGCAGAGTAAATGGCTTGTGCTTGTGCATCTACATTAGCATTAGCAATAATGATGCCTTCACCAGCATACTGTGCATTGCCATTACCTGTTACTGTGGCTGTTCCTGTTATTTCTGCAACAGATGTTCTAACTCGAATAGCATCAGACTCTGCACTTGCATTGCCTGTAATTGTTGCATCACCTGTTCTAACTCGAATACCTATAATTTCTACGCTTGCTTCTACAGTAATACTGGCAGATGCTGATCCTGAAATTACATTTCCTGTCGCATCAACTGTTGCAGTTGCATTAACTAATCCTTCTCCAACAAATACTCCAATTGCTGCTGCACTAACTGTAGCATCACCAGTAATGCTTGCTGCTCCTCCTCTAACGGCAGAACCATTAGCGACTACTGTTGCATCTGCTGTTATGTCTGCATTAGCATTTCTTGTTCTTTGTCCTGCTGCAACAACAGAAGCATCTGCTGTAACAAGTGCCTCACCTGTGCGTTGACGAACACCATCCGCAATAACTGTGGCATCTGCTGCAATAGATGCAGAGGGGAACTTAACACACAGCGTATTCCATACAGGATCATCAAACGATATGGTAAATGTATCTAAATTACCAAGTCCATCAAGATCGTCAAGAGTCCAATTACCACATACTTCGTCTGTTTCCCAAGTATGGTCAAACGAATATGGAACTTGCTCTAAAGTCCCGAACTGATCTAACTGTTCGAGAGTTAATGGCATTACGCTAGG